TGCACGGACGGCCTCACGCTGGTCCCGGGCGACGTGTTCACCATCGCCGGCGTGTTTGCGGTCAACCCGCAGACCCGCGAGTCCACCGGCTCGCTGCAGCAGTTCGTGGTGCAGAACACGGTCACCTCGGCCTCCACCGAGTTCGTGGACGTCGAGTTCACGCCGGCCGTGTACGCGCCCACGCAGGCCCTGGCCACGGTCAGCAAGCTGCCGGCCGCCAACGATGTCGTCACCTATCTGGGGGCAGCTTCGACGGGCTACCCGCAGAACCTGGTGTACCACAAGGATGCCATCACCTTTGCCACGGCGGACCTGCTCCTGCCGCAAGGCGTGGACATGGCCTCCCGCAAGGTGCACAACGGCATCTCGATGCGGATCGTGCGCCAGTACGACATCAACAACGACCGGATGCCCTGCCGGATTGACGTCCTGTACGGGTACAGCGTCATCCGCCCGCAGATGGGCTGCCGGATCTGGGGGTGATGCCATGTCGTTCACGCGCCCCATCGGCGTTGCGTTCGAAGACCAGGATCTGGACGATGCCACCATTGGCAAGTCTGCCGCCTTGGGCGGCAAGGTCGGGTTCTACGGACGCACGCCCATCACCCAGCGTGCGTCGTCGGTCCAAGCGGCTTCTGTCGTTTCGGCCTCGTCGTACATCACTGTCGGCGCCAACCTCGCGGCTTGGGCCGCCGAGGTGAATGCCACCCTCACCGGCCTCGGCCTGTGGAAAGGTGCCGCGTAAGCGGCGGAAAGGAACATCATGTCCAACGCATCTTTCGAAGCACCCAAGGTTGGCGACGGCCAACAGATGGGCGACGGCAACACCGAAGAGCGGCTGAACGTCGGCCGCAGCGGTCAGCCCGTGCTGGTGCAGCCCTCGTCCACCGGGTCGATGGGCTTCTACGGCAAGACCCCGACCACGCAACGTGCGTCGTCGGTGCAGGCCGCGTCGGTGGTGTCGGCGTCGTCCTACATCAGCGTGCCGGCCAACCTGGCCGCGTGGGCCGCCGAGGTCAACGCCACGCTGACCGGCCTGGGCGTGTGGAAGGGTACGGCGTAAGCCGGGCCTGACGCATGGCCAAGGTTGTCTTCTGCGTGCCGACTGTCAAGCGGCCTTACCAGCAATGCCTTGACAGCCTGGAAGCCACCGTGCCGTTGCTTGATGCCGAGGGCATTGAGCACGGCATGGTGAACGAAGTAGGCAACCCGTACATCAGCGCAGCGCGGGCAACCATGCTGCGCAAGGCACTGGACGCCAAGGCAGACGTGATCGTGTTCATCGACCACGACCTGTCTTGGCGGCCCGCCGACATGCTGACGCTTCTGCGCACCGAGGGCGACGTCGTGGGCGGAACCTATCGGTTCAAGCACGCCGACCCGCAGAACGTCGAGTACATGGGCACCATCCACAGTGGGCCTGACGGCACGCCCATTGTGCGCGTTGACGGCGCTGTGAAGGCGCGGCTGCTGCCCGCGGGGTTTCTGAAAATCACCACCAAAGCGGTGGAGCGGTTTATGACCGCGTACCCCGAGCTTTGCTACGGCGAGAAGTATCGCCAGAGCGTAGACCTGTTCAACCACGGCGCACACAAGGGCGTGTGGTGGGGCGAGGACTATGCGTTCTGCCGGCGCTGGGAAGAATGCGGCGGCGAGGCGTGGCTGGTACCAGACCTGAACCTGACGCATCACAGCGCAGACGCCGATTACCCGGGCAATTACCACATCTATCTGCGGCAGCAGCCCGGAGGCGACCTGTGCCCATCATCTACCTGAGACACGAAGTTCACGGCACCAAGATTGCCACGATGGATCTGGAGGCCGAGCATGACGAACAAAACGGGTGGGAGAGGTATACTCCGGGGCAAGATACGCCACCTGTTGCCGTCAATGATCTGATCGTGCGCAGGCGGCGACGGGAGTCTGCCGATGTCCACCACAGCCGGTGACCAGATCAACGCAGCACTGCGGCTGATCGGCCAGCTTGCCGAGGGCGAAACGCCCTCTGCCGCCACCTCGCAGGACGCGCTGGCGGCTCTGAACCAGATGCTCGACTCATGGAGCACTGAGCGCCTTGCCGTGTACTCCACGCAGGATCAGGTGTTCACCTGGCCCGCAGGCGACGCCATCCGCACATTGGGGCCGACCGGGGATTTTGTCGGCACGCGGCCGGTGCAACTGGACACCTCGTCGTACTTCCGCGACACCGAAAGCGGCGTGTCGTTCGGGGTGTACTTCATCAACCAGGACCAGTACAACAACATTGCGCTGAAGACGGTGACGTCCACCTACCCGCAGATGATGTGGGTGAACAACACGCACCCGGACATCACCATGGCGCTGTACCCGGTGCCTACCAAGCCGCTGGAATGGCACTTGGTCAGCGTGCAGGAACTGGCGCAGCCCGCGCTGCTGAACACCACGCTCTCGTTCCCCCCGGGCTACCTGCGGTGCTTCAAGTACAACCTCGCGTGCGAGATCGCTGCCGAGTTTGGCGTCGAGGCCCCGCGCACGGTGCAGCGCATCGCGATGTCGTCCAAGCGCGATCTGAAGCGCATCAACAACCCCGATGACCTGCTGGCCATGCCGTACAACATCATGGGTCGGCGCAATCAACGGTTCAATATCTTCACGGGGAATTTCTGATGGCAAACGTAAAGATTTCTGAACTGCCGGTTGCCGCCAGCGTTGACGGCGCGTCGTCGTTTCCCGTCGTGGAAGGCGGCGTGACGAAACAGGTCACGTTTACCGGCATGCTGGCCTCGCCGTCGTTGTTTGCATCCGGCATGGCGACGTTTTTTGCCACGCCGTCGTCAGCAAACCTGCGGGCTGCGCTGACGGATGAGACTGGCACCGGGGCTGCGGTGTTCGCGAATTCGCCGACGTTGGTGACGCCTGCGCTGGGCACGCCGTCTGCGGCGGTGCTGACCAACGCCACTGGGCTGCCGCTGACCACGGGGGTGACGGGTACGCTGCCGGTTGCGAATGGCGGCACGGGCGCAGCCACGCTGACTGCAAACAACGTCTTGCTTGGCAACGGCACCTCTGCGCCCCTGACCGTTGCTCCAGGCACTTCGGGAAATGTGCTGACGTCTAACGGAACGACATGGACAAGCGCGGCACTGCCGTCTAGCGGCGTTCTTAGCGTCACCGCATCTGCGCCTTTGGCGTCTAGCGGCGGCGCTACGCCGAACATTAGCTTTACAGGCACTCTGGCGGTTGCAAATGGCGGCACTGGTCAAACGTCCCTAACCGCCAACAACGTCCTGTTGGGAAATGGGACATCGGGCGTTCAAGCGGTGGCCCCTAGCACCTCGGGCAACGTGCTGACTTCCAACGGGTCTACTTGGGTAAGCCAAACGCCCGCTTCAGCGCCTGTTACCAGCGTCAACGGCTTGACCGGCGCGGTGTCCATGACCGGGCTGGGTGACATCGGCAGCTACGCAGTGCTGATCATTGCAACCAATACCAATGTGGCTGTTGGTTCGACCGTTGCCGGTAGTGACTTGCGATACGGTTGGACGCCGAATACAGGAGCGGTGGCCGCCAGTACTAATGGATATTCTGCTTACAGTGCAAATAGAAGCAATGGTAGTGCTTCGTATAACGGTGGCGGCACTTCACTGAGTGGAACTTGGAGAAAGATGAGTACTGGAGCTACGTATGGCACCATAACCAGCGGCTGTTGCTCTACCGTGTACTATTGGATGGCCGCTCTTTACGTTCGCATTTCGTGAAGAAAATCATGTTCAACATCGAATCTGTCAGCAATCTTGAATGGTGCGATGCGGCGCAAACGTCGTTTCGCTGCATGGTAAAGTACGCCGAGTTCAGCGAAGTTCTGCCTGTCGGCGTCAACGGCACTGACCCCTACTCGCACATCCAAGAACTTTGGAACAAGGGCCGCGCAGGTGTGTACGGCCCTATTGCGCCCTATATTCCGCCCCCAGAACCCCCCGCTCCGCCAAGCCCTGAAGCGCAGCCTACGCAAACGGGCGCGGAGAACTTCTGATGGCGCTTCTGACGCCACGGCATTCTGTAACCTACAACGGCGCGGTGGTTAACGTCTACCACGCCAACAAAGGTGAAGGATTGCCGCGCCATGAGCATCTGTACTCACATCTCACAATGTGCCACGCAGGTCGATGCGTTGTTCGCAAAGAAAAAGGCGGGCGCGTCATCGACAAAAACTCAGTGCCGCTGAACCTGCTTGCTGGCGAATGGCATGAAATAGAAGCGCTTGAAGACGGTACGGTCTTCGTCAATGTGTTTGCGGAAAACGCGGCATGAAAACCCCTATCCTCGGAGCCGCCTACGTTGCCCGCAGCGTCAATGCTGCGGCGAACAGGTGCGTCAATCTGTTCCCCGAGGTGGTACCCGAGGGCGGCAAGGAGCCCGCGTTCCTGCAGCGATGCCCAGGGCTGGAACTGGTGGCCATTGTTGGCACTGGCCCCATCCGTGGCATGTGGAAATTTGGCGACTTCCTGTACGTCGCCTCTGGCGGCAAGCTGTACCGCGTGGACGGCAACTACGCCATCACGGAACTGGGGTTGATCAACGGCAGCGGTCCGGTGAGCATGGCCGACAACGGCGTGCAACTGTTCGTGGCGTGCAACCCCGATGCGTTCATCTACAACGCCAACACGGGCGTGTTCGCGCAGGTCACCGACCCCGACTTCCCGGGCGCGGTCAGCGTGGGCTATCTGGACAGCTACTTCGTGTTCAACGAGCCTAACAGCCAGCGGGTGTGGGTGACGTCACTGCTGGACGGTCTGTCGGTAGACCCGCTGGACTTTGCCAGCGCCGAGGGCAACCCCGACGACATCGTGTCGCTGATCGTGGATCACCGCGAGGTCTGGCTGTTCGGCAACAACACCATTGAGGTCTGGTACAACGCTGGCGTGGCCGACTTCCCGCTGGCGCGCATTGAGGGCGCGTTCATGGAGACTGGCTGCCTTGCGCCGTACAGTGTGGCCAAGCTGGACAACAGCGTGTTCTGGCTGGGTTCTGACGCACGGGGCAACGGCATCGTGTACCGCAACCAGGGCTACAACGGCCAGCGCATCAGCACGCACGCTGTGGAGTGGCAGATCCAGCAGTACGCGGTGCTGAACGATGCCATCGGCTACTCGTACCAGCAGGACGGGCACTCGTTCTACGTGCTGGTGTTTCCGACCGCGCAGGCCACGTGGGTGTTCGACGTCTCCACCGGCCTGTGGCATGAACGGGCCTACTGGGACGGCGTGCAGTACCTCCGGCACCGCAGCAACTGCCAGGCCAATTTCAACGGCCAAGTGCTAGTGGGCGACTGGGAGACGGGGTTCATCTACGCTTTCAGCCAGGACACGTACAACGACAACGGCCAAGCTCAGCGTTGGCTGCGGTCGTGGCGTGCGCTGCCGACGGGGCAAAACACGCTGAAACGCACGGCGCACCACACGCTGCAACTGGACTGCGAGTCTGGCGTCGGCGCCGGCACGGTGAGCACGTTCTTCCTGCTGACCGAGAACAGCGTCAACCTGACCACTGAATCTGGCTTGCAACTGGTGACGTCGCTGGTGTCGCTGACAGACGGCGCCAACCCACAGGTCATGCTGCGCTGGTCCGACGACGGCGGCCACACTTGGAGCAACGAGCACTGGGCCGGCATGGGCAAGGTCGGTGAGTACGGCAAGCGCGTCATCTGGCGCCGGCTCGGCATGACCACCAAGCTGCGGGATCGCGTGTACGAGATCAGCGGCAGTGATCCGGTAAAGATTGCCATCATGGGGGCGGAACTGTCCGCCACCCCGACGAGCGCATAACGTGGACTTGGCGCCGCGCGTACCGTCTCAGCGCGATCCCGTGGTGGATCAGGGCGCGCTGGCCACGCGGGCGTGGTTTCGGTTCTTCCAACTGTTGCAGTCGTCCATTGAGGACGCGGCGCTGCTGCAGTACACGGTGGTGCAGAACACCACCGGTTTCACGATTCCCAAGGGCACGGTTGTTGGCTTTGCGGGCGTCGGGTCAAACAACGTGCTGTCGGTAACGCCGTACCTAGCAGACGGCTCGTCGCCGTCGCTGTACATCCTGGGCGTCATGGCCGAGGAATTGCCCGACAGCGGCGCTACAGGCCTGTGCTGCGTCTGGGGCAACGTCAGCGGCATTGACACCAGCGCGTTCAGCGTAGGCGACGTTCTCTACGCCAGCCCGACGGTGGCGGGCGCGTTCACCAACGTCAAGCCCACGGCGCCCGACAACGTAATCCCCATCGCTGCGGTGCTAGTGGACAGTGCGACGGCGGGCGAGATTTTTGTGCGACCCACGATTGAGCAGCAGAAGTACTACGGCGAGTTCACCAAAACCAGCGACCAATCGCCCGCAGTCATCAACACGGCTTACGCGCTGACGTTCGACAACACCGAAATCGCCGAAGGCATCAGCATCGGCTCGCCTGCGTCGCGCATTGTGGTGGTGCAGTCTGGCCTATACCAATTTGACGCCACCGTTCAGATCGGCAGCAGTAGCAGCAGCCCCAAGACGGTTTGGCTGTGGTTCCGCAAAAACGGAACAGATGTCGCTAACTCTGCTAGGCTGGTGACGATCAACATCAACAACGGGTACACCGCTGTGTCTATGAGCGAGTTTTTCTCGCTGGCGGCAAACGACCGCATCGAGATCATGTTCGCCGCAAACGATACGGCCATCACGGTGGATAATGTCGCAGCCACTGCGTTTGCCCCAGCAGCCCCTGCCGTCGTGCTGGCGGTGAGCCAGATTCAACAGTGAGAGCATCATGAGCGTTTCGCTTTCCCCCTACGCAGGCGCAGGCGCCCAGTTTTTCGACAACAACGGCAACCCGTTGGCCGGGGGGCTGATCTACACCTACGCTGCCGGCACGACTACGCCGATTGCGACGTACACCAGTTCGTCTGGCGGCACGGCCAACGCCAACCCCATCGTGCTGGACAGCGCCGGCAGGACGCCCGCGCAGATCTGGCTGACGGCAGGTTCGTCGTACAAGTTCGTGCTGCAGACCTCGCTGGGCACGCTGATCAAGACCGACGACAACATCTTCGCGTCGTTCGACCTGTCCAAGGAGGTTGGTGTTGCCGTGGGTCTGGGCGGCAGCGGCGTGGCCACCAACATTGCCGTGGGTGATACGGCGCTGGACAGCAACACCACGGGGGCCAACAACACGGCGGTTGGGTACAACGCGCTGACTGCCAACACCGATGGCGTGCAGAACACCGCCCTCGGCTCGCAGGCGCTGGATGCCAACACGGGCGGGGATTACAACACCGCCGTGGGCTACGATGCACTGTCGGCCGTCAGCACCAGCAACTACAGCACGGGCCTGGGATACCGGGCCATCAACGCGGCCACCACCAACGGCGGCAACACGGGCGTGGGCGCTGACGCGCTGCTGCTGGCTACGGGGTCGAACAACACCGCCGTGGGCTACGCTGCCGGCAACTCGTTGACCACGGGGTCAAACAACACGGTCATTGGCTACGACGCCGACGTCTCTGGCGCCACCGTCAGCAACGAAGTCACCATCGGCAATAGCAGCGTGACCTCACTGCGCGTGCCTGGCCTGACGCTGACGGCCGGCGCGAAGTGGATCAACAATGGCACGCAGACGGTGGCCGCACTGGTGGCCGCAGGCACTGCCGGCGCAGGCGCACGGGCCGTGGTAACGGATGCCAACGCAACCACGTTCCACTCGATTGTGGCTGCCGGCGGCGCAAACGTCGTGCCGGTGTTCAGCGACGGTACCAACTGGCGGATTGGGTAAGAACATGGCAAAGCCTCAGTGGATTTCGGCGTCTGACCCGTACTTCAATCAGTTCACCTACCAAGGTGAATTTGGCGAAGAAAACCCTTACGGCAGCACTATTGCCGGTTTGCGGGCGCCCGAGCTTTGGCAGAGCGTAGCTCGTTCGCTTGGCTACAGCGGCCCGTTTGAAACGCAAGTCATTTCGTCCGACCCAGGCGAGGGCGGCGGCGGCCTTGTCAACGTGCCTGCGCCTGAATTTCAGCAGTTCATCGCGCAAAAAAAGGCCGAGGGCTACGACTTTGTCACCAAGGGCGACCAGATTGACAAAGACAACCAGACCGTTGGCCTGAAAACTCCGACAGGTGAGGTTGTCGCTCAGCGCCCAGTAAAGGCTGCGGGGTTCGGGGAGTTTTTTAAAGAGTTTGTCG